TGTTTCTTTATTAGCTAGAATACCTACTACTTGTTCACCTTTAAATATAGCATACCATAATAGATAAGCTACAACAGCAATTGATTTACCGCTTTGACGACATGCAAGAACAATATTAAATCTATTTTCATCGAAATGTTTAAACATTTCTTCTTGATATGGATATAAATTAAAATTAACTAATCCTTTGTCAAGATGAATAATTTTACAATATTTTTTTGCAAAATATATAGGCTCTTTTAAACACTTTTCGTATTCAATTAATTCCTCTTTAGTCCACGGGTGTTCGACATCTGCCCCTCGAACATTAGGATTTCCTAAATAATAATTTTGTTCGTTATTCATCTGGTAATTCTACAGTTGCATCTATTACATTTTCATCACGTAACATTTTTTGTAATTCAGCTGTAGAACCTATAAATACGTTATTAGTATCGCCTGTATGGGTTAATGAAGGAGTATCTGTTTTGTCTTGATCCTTTTTTCTTTTATGAAGTTTAAGAATCTTTTCACCGATTTCGGCATTATTTTTGATTAGTTGACCTAGTACTTCAAATGCTCGTGGGTGTTCTGATTCACGAGCAAGTTCAAGCATTAGCTCAATAGCTTCATCCCCTTGGCCAGCTAAATCGTGTAAGTTTCGTCGGACTGTTTCATAGTCCTGCTCAATCTTACTGTTTGTGTTCGTTAATCCCTTCTGTGTTGTGCTCATAATATGTGTTCCATAAATCTAATACTCCTGCTGCAGTTCTACTCTCTTCTTTATTACCACCAGTGTAGGGTATAGCAAGTTGTTCATTAATCAAAACTTGATTGGCATCAACGATACCGTCTTTTGTTGAGACTGAAATAGTTCCTAATATTCGTCCAAACTTTCCTTTCTTTTGTTTTTTAGTAACTAAAGTAAATTCTCCGTCATTTTCTGCTAGTAATTCTTCTAATCTATATTTAGCTGCTTTACCCCATGATTTCTCTGCTAGGTTTCTTGTTCTACTTTCGGGAGTATCTATACCCATTAAACGGATTCTCTCCTTAATAAATATTTTAAATCCTAAATCTAATTCTGCATCAACAGTATCACCATCAACGACTCTTAATAATTTTGCTTTATAATTGTACATAGTTATACGTCCGTATCAAAAAAGTTAATTGTTTCAGTATATGGTTCTTTATAACCACCTGCACCGTCTGATGTTGTAGTACCATCTATAGCTAATGTTTCAAATTTATGAGTAGTTGGATCAACATTTTCTGAAAAATCAACTTCTGTATTAAGAATTTGTTTGCTCTTACCTATACCTCTATAATATCTAATTCTTGTTGAAAACCCTAATGTATAAACAATAGCTCTTCTTGTTACTAAATCGCCTTCATAATCATCATTAGTATCAACACTTTCTAATATAATTGGTGTGTCGGTTGTTATATCCATACTTGGAATATCTTTAATTGTTACTGTATACTCTGGCTGAAACATTGGAAGTATTTGTTCTAATATTTGTAATGCTTCATCTTGAGTTTTAGCAAGAAGATTTAATTCAAATCCAACTTTATATACAGCAGGAGCTCCTAATTTATTTAATTGAAGAGTATCACCTACTATAACTTTTTTATAATTTTTATGTTTAGATACACGTGCATTAGCATCATATTCAAATGAGCTTATTTCAAATGACATTCGTGGTAACTTAAGAGCTATTTTAGGATCAGTTGTTTGTTCATTTAATCGTGCAAGGACTTTTTGTCTAGGCGCATATGACAAAGGAACTTTAATTTTTTGTAATATCTTTCCAGCTGAATCTTTTTTAACAACTTCTAAATCGTTAAAAATACTACCGAATACCGATACCATACGTCTTGTGCTTTCATTGTAGAAATGATTTTCAAACACGCTACAGTACCTCCCTAAGAGTTGGTGCTTCTTTATATAACTTTTTCATTCTAGTTTTAAACTTAGCATATAAGTATTTAGTTCTATTACCTTTACGTACACTCTCAGCATAAACTTTTGCTATACGATAATCTTTCATCACGGATCGCCAAACGGATTTTGTTCAGTAAAGTCTATTACACTATCACCAGCAACTTCAAATTCATCATTATCAGCAAATGGATCTTTATTATAGAATGTCTTCGTAGTACCACTTTGGTCTACTGTAATATTTGAAGATGTTCCAGATTCTGTACCAACTAATGCTTGATTAGCATCAGCATCAACAAAGAATGTCATAAATGTACCATCACCATTACTACTTTGATGTGGACTAACTATTGTTACTCTAGCTTCTTGACCTTCCCATCCAGCAACATAACCTTCTATATTAATAGGATCGCCATTAGCATCATTTGAACCTGTCCATTGAGTAACTAATTCACCAAGTTCATAAGCAGTATTACTATTAACTATATAACTATATGCTGTAGCATTTTGCCATTCAATATTATCAATCTCATCCCAACCAGTATCAAAGTGTTGGTCATTATATTCAAATAATTCAGCAGTCATTGTATAACTTGGAAGATTTTGTAATTGATAAAATGGTGCTTTTGGTTCTACATATTTTATTTCAAATAATCTACCAGTCATTGTAAGATATAATAAATCGCCTTCAGATGGTTTATCTTTAGCTGCTGTACCTACAACAATACTGCCTACTGTTTGATCCCAACGACGTTTAGTTACTACAAAGTTGGCTTGATCTCTAATCTCTAAACCAAATTTACCTAATAAATTACCATCACCTTCAAATCCTTCAGCATTTTCTAAATACATTTCTACTGGATATGCTTGTGTGAATTGACTCCACTCTTCATTTAATAAAGCATCTTCAGATATTCGTTCACGTGGAAGATATACAACATCTTGCCCAAATATTTTAATACTCTCTGTAACAAGATCCTCGTATAAATCTTGTTCAGATTTTACTGCACCGCTAAAATATACACTAGTTGCCATTCATTACCCCATAAGGAAATTGTCAGGCATAGCCCAAATCAATCTGCATTCTTCTTCTAAACCTTGAATTTCCTCAATGGCATCTTCGTAAATTTGACGTCCATTCATTGTTATTCCACCAGGTAATTGAAAGTCTTGAAATTTCATTAAATTTGCACCCCATTGACGTTTAATCAATGCAGTAAGATATTTTTTTAAATATAAGTCATTATAAACATCAGTATATGTTGTTGGATCTAAAATTGAGTTTACTTCTAATACTATATATTGACCTGCTTCTAAATCTCCATATCCTTCATCCATATGAACCCTATTCATATGTCTACTAAATCTAATATGCTCTACACTATTTAAACTATGTTCAATTAAAGATAAATTTTGTAGTCTTTGTTCGTATGTTTGAATTTGTGCTGAAGATCCTTGTAACATAAATACATCATTTAATCTCATATGATAACCCATATCAAATAAAGAATCACCCGATGATTGACCACCTCTTAACATCCGCATTATATTTGTAACATTATCACTAACCGTGATATAGTTATTTGTTATATCAGTCGCAGTAAGTTGATGCTTTAAATATTCACGTATAATACCATCTGAATGAAATTCTTGATAAAATTGTAATGCATCATCTGTACGATCTTCTATTTGGTCTTCGTCTACATTAATTTCAATTACAGGTGCACCTAAATTCCTTAAGCAGTAATCTTGTAATGTAGATCTTGAATTTGGTTTTGCCATATCATTTCCTCTTTATATAGTACTTATTTATATAAAAGTGGAGTTCCTTTAGTGTATTTGAAAGAATTTTTCCATACGAATGAGAGTTGCATCATCAGGATCTGTATGATGATTCCTTTTATAAATCTCTTTTGCTGCTGTTACATCCCCTTTTGATAACTGTACAAAATTATAATCTTTAGAATTCGCACCATGTAAATGAACAAATGCTAATGCTAATGTCTGGTCATATGTTAATTCTAATAAATCTATTTTATGGTCATAAGTTGCAGGAGTAACCATTGTTCCAATTTGGTGACTATTAAGCTTATACTCAAGATCTTTAAACCATTCAGGATATTTCATTTTAGTACCACCAAATAAACCTGTA